TTGGTAGTAATTTGCTGATTGCTTCCAACGTTCAATTGATTTAATTCTGCATTACTACCCGAGACTATGACTTTTTTCCATTCTGCCATTTTGTATTATCCTTTTTTTTAATATAAATATATCAATCAATCCAAACCTACAAAAAAAGATGAAGATGTAAAATACATTCCACCATATGGTGCAGGATTTGATAATTCTATGCTTTGTGTTGCTAATATTACAACACCGTTATTTTGTACTTTAAATAAATCTAAACTAGAAGATGTAATTAAAAATGCACTAGAGCCTGTTTGTACTGACCCTGTTACTGTTCCTAATGTAATTTTATCGGTTGAAACATTTAAACCTTCAACGTATGATGCAGTAAGAGCAAAAGATGCACTAATATCATACAATAAATCTGGTTGTAATTGTCCAGGCTTAAACTGTCTCATTATTGCCATCTCCCTTTAACAATTATAACATCCGTTAAATCTATACTATAACCTAAAACGACCGTATTAAATGTAATTGTTTGAGCGGTTGAATCACTAGGTGTCCATGTATAAGTAGCTTTATCTACATATTGACCATTAATGTATATATCAAATTCATTTACAGAAGCTATTGTTGTTGTTACTGGGTTTACTGCTGCAAATGCATTAATTGTAACGGTTGTATTATTTACATATGTTGCTAGCTGTTCCGTTAAATTCGTTAAATATAACATTGTAGCTGCATTAATAGTTGTTGACGTTCCTCCTCCGGTGACTGTAATGCTACCACCTGATAAAACATTGCTACTTTGTTGTAATACTTGTTGCGGGAGTGTTGTAGTTGAAAATATGTTTAAATCTCCTACATCAACAATCACATCAAATTGTACTTTTTTAACCGAATACATTTTTTTAATTGTTTCTAATCTTGCTTCTTGCCCAGCTAATAATGTTGCTTGTACTGTCAATGGTACTGTTGCTCTAACTAAACGATCTTCTCCGGTAGTATTAACTGTTTCAAATGATATCGATCCCATCGATGTTGCAAATTTATTTGCCTCATTACCCCAAGCAAATCGATTATATGGTAAAATTTGATCTATTACATTATTCATTTGTGTTGTAAAATCACACCACAACATCATTTCATATTCTACAGTAACATATTTTGGAATATCAACTACATATATTTTATTTGAATTAGCTGGTACGTTGTTAGGTATTGGAAATAATTCATCTTCATATCGATTACGTTCATTGTATTTCGTACGATATATTATTTGATTTTGAGCTTGTGGCCAATTGACATCTAAAGTACGATATGAATCTCGTTCTGCAACACTACTACGTTTCAACATGATCATCGGAGATTGTAATTTTCCTTTTTCATCTCGAATATATCCTAAACGTTGTACATTATCCCATTTTTCACCTGCTGCAAAAATTACCGGTATATTAATTAATTCTTGATTAGATTCTATTTGTGGTTGTATTTCATTTTCAATATACCATTTGATTGCATAATCTATATCAAACAAAGTTCTTTGAGGTGTTTTGATAACATCATTATCTCTACGACTTTGTTCTGAACGATTTAATATGCGATCGCCATGTATGCTTTCAACCCGATTTAATTCAGGTTTATTTGTTCTACGATCAATATTTTGTCTGTTCAATCTAGGCATTAATATCCTTTAGGTATTTTATTATCGCCACCTCTTCTAATATCTTTAATTCCTTGCGGCGTTTGCGTTGTAACATGTGCATCGCAAATTATCGAAACGCTATATCCATGATCAGATCCATTAGGCCATGTTTCCGGATTTTTTCCTGTAAAATATTGATTTGCATCTACTCCGTCAATTTCAAAATATTCATTATCCCATAAAATTATATCACCTGGTTGAGGATATAATCCAATACGCTCTAATAAATCTCTTGATATTGCAAATTTACCAGTTCTAGTATATGAATGTCCGTAATCATCCATTACGTTAGATTTTTCATCTTTTGTAATTAAGCACGGAATTAATATGGAATCAAAATATGCCTTTCTGTCTGATTCGCCGTATATATTAGATTTGCTTTGTTCAACATTTAATTTGAAAAATTCAATTTCCGTATCTACAATTGCATTAATTAGTTCAGCGTTGATAGAAGCTAAAAAACGAGCATCTCGTATTCCTCCAAAAAGTGCCATAATTTATCTCCTTATCCAACATAAATACGTAATGGAGCTTTTGCTAACAATTCCATCATTTGCGTTGCTTCTGCATTTTGACGTGTTAACATTTGCTCTTTAGTCAATTTTTCTAAAAATTCTCGAAGTTGAGTTATTAATTCACCTTTTTCTGTTTGCCCTTGCGATACTAAGTCAGATCCATTAAGTGTTACTTCACCATTTGGTATAGGAACTGAGGAATATTTATTACGGACATATCCTAACATTTCTTTTATTAATGCGGTACCGTATCTTAATATCCAAGAACGCCCCATATCATTAATACTCCCGTAGGTTTGATATGTATATGGTATATTTGATGCGTCACTTACAACTCCGTTTAAAAGTGCGGTATTGCCAAATAAAATAGCGTTAGCAGCTTTTTCCTCTTCAAACATGAATTCAAACCATACTTGACCATAATACGGTACTCCTGCTGTTCCCGGAGTACCTGGTACAGGATATAATCGTATATCATCGCCATGTATATCAAATGAAAAATGTGATTTACGTATTTGATCGTTAAATTCAATTGATTGTATACGAAGTAAATCTGCATGTATTGGCATCATCATGAAATTTACCGAAGGAGAAAATCCTCCAAAATCAAATGCATCTAATAAACCTTGAGAACCTAAACCCGTTCCAACAAATGGGTCGAAATATCTAACAATTGCTGGCGGCGGTACATGTATTACTCTACGTATTTCAATTGAACTAGAATTAGATAATGATTTTCCAATGGCAGCAAATGACGAAGATACTGCTTCTCTAATGCTATATATTTGTTGTCCGGTTATAATATCAATTGAAGCAGAATGCCATTTAGTATAACCTCCAGATTCTGCCTCTTGTCCATATGCTTTACTTAATTTTACAATGTAGTTAAGTGAAGTTCCAATTTGTTTTCCGGTGAAACTACCGTTGCCTAAAAATGCTGAACCTGTTTGAATACCTAATGTATTAATCAAATTATTTACAATGTTTGTTTGATTAACTTGATTTGAATATTCAATAGTAGCAGCTTCAAATGCGGTATAAAAATTTACGTCTTGAAGTTCCACATCCATTATAGGATAACCTACGGTACGTGCTGCATATACAGCAAATTTATCTGCATGATCTTGAAATACTGGATCTGCATCAAAATAGCCAAATGGCGTAGAGCCAGTCGTAAACGATGAACTGCCGGGCCATATTGGTTTATTTTCTGAGTAATCCATGGTATTTCCTTTTTATATAAATATCAATATGATTCATTTAAGAGTCGCAAAATCTCCGTTAAAGCTTCATGTCGATGATTATCTTTTAAAATGATTTCATTTACAAAACGAGATTCTTTAATTTTAGGAACTTCATGTATTGCTGAATCATTTTTGAATTTTAAATCTACTTGATGTTTATCGCCAGTTAATATCATTATACTGTCTTTTCCTAGCCGTGATAATACCATTTGTAATTGTTGTTTAGTTAAATTTTGAAATTCATCTACAATACAAATTGCATTGTCAAAAGTACGGCCCCTAAAATGAGATAATGAAACTAATTCAATATTTTCTTCTTTTTCCATTTTATCTAATATTTCTGGTTTATTATAAACCTTACGCATATTAGATCTAATTGGCACTAACCATGGATCCATTTTTTCTGCTAATGATCCAGGAAGGAAACCATTATCCTCATTTGATACAGTTGGACGTGTTATGATAATTTTATTTACTCGTCGTTTAAAAAACATGTCCAATGCAATTTGAACTGCTAATAACGTTTTACCCGAGCCGGCTTGACCCAATACGAAATTAAACGGTGTTTCAATAATCTTTGATTTTGCTTGTTTTTGTTCTTCTGATAATGTAATTGAATATTTAATATCATTCTTCGGTGGAGTTTTCTCCTTGTTTTGTGTAGCCATAACTGTCCTTTGATTTAATGTAATTTTGTAAGTGTTGATTCTTGCAGAGTCATGTCTTTAAGAGTTTCAATTTTACCTAAACACATTTTTCTAACTGCATGAAATGATTCTCTAGGAGCATATGGTGTCATAATTTTAATTGTTATACGTTCTTTATCAGGTCCAAGATCTTGTTCGATATGTACCATTAATACTAAACGTACCGCACGTATTCTATCTAATACGTCAATTAAACGACCATCATAACGAATA